CAGCTCGACGCCCTCGCCGCTGAGCGCGGCATCAAGTTCCGCAAGGACACCAAGACGGCGACCAAGCTCGCCAAGCTCACCGCACCCGCGGGCGAGTGAACCCCGAGCGGGCGGCCGCGACGCCGCCCGCTCTCCCCTCTGAGGAGGCACGTTCATGCTGACCATCACCCTCCCCGAGCACCTCGCAGACTCGCACCTGCTCGCCGGCGTCGAGTTCGTCGACGGCAGCGCGACCGTCACGGAGCTCGGCAGCCATACCCGCCACTACTTCGAACTGGTCGGCGCGACCGTCGAGGACGCCAGCACGCCCGCGGCCGACGACGCCGAGCCGACCCAGCAAGACCCCGACGACGCCCCCGCGCCGGACGGCGACCCCTCCCCGGACGCCGAGGCGGCCGCACCCGCCAAGCCCCGCCGCAGTCGGAAGGCTGCGCCCGTCGAGGAGGCCTGACCGTGTGGTTCCCGTACGCGGAGGAGACGGATGTGCCTGCCGCCGTGGCGGTGGAGTTCGACGACGTCGCCACGTCGCTGCGCACCGCCTCCTACCGTGTGCGGGACGCCCTCAAGACGGCCCGGTTCGAGGTCGACGGCGACGGCAAGCCGACCGACACGCATGTCGTCGAGGCCATCAAGGACGCCACGATCGCGCAGCTCTCGTTCTGGGCTGAAACCGGCGACGCCTCGGGCGCGGGCGCGCAGCTCGGCGGCGGCTCGATCCTGTCGGTCTCTCTGCCCGGCGGATCCGGTGCGGCGGATGCTCGCGCGAAGCAGGAGGCACGTGAGGCACCGGCCGTCGACGACATCCTGCGGTCCTGCCCGGGCATCGACTGGGCGGTGCAGTACTGATGCGCCGCCTGCCGAAGCGGCTCATGCCGCACCGCAACCTCGTCTCCTACCGCCCGAAGACCGGAGAGGGCGCCTACGGGCCCGTCTACGGCCCCGCGGTGGTCGCGAAGCGCGCCGCGATCGACGACAAGCGCCGCCTCCTGCGCATGACTGGTGGCCGCGAGCTGATCTCGTCCGCGCGCGTCGCGCTCGACCTCGAACACCTCATGCCCGAAGGATCCCTCGTCACCGTCTGGCGCGGGCGTCCGAACGAACTCGAGCGCACCGCGGTGTTCGTCGAGACCGCCGACTTCGACGGGCTCCCCGAGTTCGTGCAGATCACCTTGGAGTGAACGATGGCGCTGACCTGGCGCGGTGACGAAGCGATGTCGCGGATGCGCGAGGGCGCCGCGCGCGGTCTCACGCGCGCCGCGCGGGCGCTCCTCGCAGAGTCGCAGTCGCGCGTGCCGGTCGACTCCGGTGACCTGCGCAACTCCGGCGCCGTGCACCCCGCGACGCCGTCATCGCTGCAGTCCCGCGTGACGTACAGCGCTTCGAGTCCCGACGGCTACCCCTACGGGGTCCGCCAGCACGAGGACCTCACCCTCGACCACCCCCACGGCGGTGAAGCGAAGTTCCTGGAACGCCCGGCCGCCGAGATGCGCGGCGAGCTCATGCAGGTCGTCGCCGTCGAGATCAAGCGCGCCGTCGGATAGGAGGCCTCATGACCTGGCATTCCACCGTGCTCACGGGCCTCGCCGAGCAGATCGCCGGTGCCGGTCTCGGCGTCTACCGCGAGGACGGCCAGTACGCCGAGGCCGAGCGCGGCATCGTCATGCAGGCCTACCCCGAGCGGCCCGTCGAGCTGATCTCGCTCTCGCTGTACCTGCCCGAGCGGACTCTGCTCTCCCCCACCGCGAAGCACGACCTCAGCACGCCGCGCGTCCAGATCCGCTACCGCCTCCTGGGTCATCCCTTCGGCGGCATCGACATGTTCGACGGGCTGAGCGCGGTCATCGACGGGAAGCACCTCACCCTCGGCGACGCCGTCGCGACCGGCGAGTACGTCTCCTTCGCGAGCCTCGGCCAGGACGCCTCAGCGCGCCACGAGTTCAGCACGAACTGGAAGCTCACCGGCCTCCGCCCCCTCTGACCACCCGCGCCGCGGGCCCGCCGCCAGGCGCGGCACTCCATCGAGCCTCCGCATCCGCGGGGGCTCTCGCCATTCCTGGAAGGAAACCCCCTGTCATGACCACCTTCGCCGCTGTGACGCCCACCCTGGGCTCGGTCGCGCAGTCGTACGAGTACATCGTCGACGTCGCCCCGGTCCCCGTCGGCGCCGCTCCGAAGAACTACCGCAACGTCCCCGACATCAACCAGTTCAACCCGCAGTTCGCGGCGCAGCTGCAGGACATCACGACCTACGCCAACAAGGGCCAGCAGGCGCAGACGAAGGTCGGCTCGGCGCCGACCGCCGCCTTCAACATCCTCAAGATCCGCGACTCGCTGGGCGACTTCCAGCCCGAGTGGCAGATCCTGAAGACCGCATCCGACAAGTCCGGCCAGGACAACCTCGTCTACCTGCGCTGGTACGACGCCCTCGGCGCGTCCGACGCCTACGAGGGCCTGTTCCTCGTGGCCCGCGACAACCGCCCGGAGAACGGCCCGCAGGGCCCCGGCTGGGACGCGTTCACGTTCACCGCGGCCGGTCCCATCCTCCCGATCGTGAACCCGGTCAAGACGGGCTCGAAGACGGCGTGGAACCTCACCATCGGCGGCTCGCCGACGGGCGGCACGTTCACGCTGTCGCTCAACGGTGTCGCGACCCCGGCGCTGGCGTACAACACCGCCGCCGCCGCGATCGCCACCGCGTTGAACGGGCTGTCCGGTGTGACCGGCATCACGGGCATCGCCGCGACCGGCACCGCGCCGATCGCGATCGCCCTGCCGACCGCGGCGGTCCTCACCGTCACCGCAGCGCTGACGCCCGCCGGCGCCACTGCGACGCTCGCGTAACCCCTGGCCGTGGGCGGGCACCACCAGCCCGCCCACGGCCCCACAAGCACCACCACACGAGGAGAACAGCATGACCATCAAGGCGTACGAGCGTGGCCGGAAGCTCATCATCGACCTCGGCGACGAGGGCGACGAAGACATGATCCGGATCGTCGTGAAGCCGATCCCCTCCAAGCAGGGCGCTGCGCTGCAGGCGCTCCACGCAGGCATCGCCTTCGGGCAGTCCGAGGAGCTCGAGCGCGAGGCGACGCTCATGGGTCGCCTCGCCGTCGGCGTGGAGAACTGGGACACCATCGAGGAGCTGCGCTGGGCTGAGGCTGAGCCTGTGATCCACGCCGCGTTCTTCTGGAACGTGCAGGGCGGCAGCATCGACCTCGTCAACACGGTCCTGAACGAGGCCCTCGGTGGCTACCCAAAAGCGCTCTCGACGCTGATGGAGCGCAACGGTCTCTCGCAGCCTTTCAGTCTGTTGAAGACATTGCTCAGTTCGGACGAGGACACCGAGACCCCGTCACCGGCCGATACGAGCGCTACGAGTACCCCGCCTGGTTCCAAGAGCTGATCCAGGCAGCGAGCAAGCCGAAGACCGAGCAGGCCGATGCCGAGGCCGGGATCCCCGAGTCCCAGGTCTGGACGGCCGTGTTCCGCGACTGGGAACGCTTCGTGCTGCCCGACCTGGAGCAGTACTTCCGGCTCGACGCGTACGACCTCGCCGAGGTCGAACGCCCGTGGCGGTGGTTGAGGAATCAGATCCTCGCCCTGCTCGACATCCCCGATTCGCGCGTCGCGCGAAGCATCGACAGATCGTGAGGTGATCCGATGTCGTTCGAGGCCGCCGAACTCGTCGCAACAATCCAGCTCGGCGGAGCGGACAAGGCCGACCGCGACCTGTCGTCGTTCAAGTCGAAGCTGGAGCAGACCGACGCCGCAGCGTCGAAGCTCGGCCGCGCGGCGGAGCAGACGTTCCGTGCGGCGGCCGTCGGGATCGGCGTCGCGTCGACCGCGGCCGTCGCCTACGTCTCGAACCTCTTCAAGACCGGTGTCGCGTACAACCAGCTGCAGCAGACGTCCCGTGCGGCGCTGAAGACCCTCACCGGCGGCGCCGAGCAGGCGAACGCCCAGATGGACAAGCTCGACGCGTTCGCGAAGAACTCGCCGTTCTCGAAGTCGGTCTTCATCACCGCACAGCAGCAGCTCATCGGCTTCGGCATGCAGGCCGACAAGGTGATCCCGACCCTCGACGCCATGCAGAACGCCGTCGCCGCCGTCGGTGGCGGGAACCAGCAGCTCTCCGAGCTCGTGTTCATCCTCGCCCAGATCCAGGCCGCGGGGAAGATCACCGGCCAGGACCTCATGCAGTTCGGCCAGCGCGGTGTGAACGCGGCCGAGATCATCGGATCCCGGATGGGCAAGACCGGCGCCGAGATCCGCGACGAGATCACGAACGGCACCCTCGACGCCCAGGCCGCCATCGATGCGCTCGTGACCGGCATGGGCGTGAAGTTCGCCGGCGCCTCGGCGGGGGTCAAGCAGACGTTCTCCGGCACGGTCGACCGGATCAAGGCCGTCTCGCGCGACATCGGTGCCGCTCTCGCGGAGCCGTTCGTCGGGAAGAACGGCGGCGGTCTCTTCGTCACCTGGGGCAACCAGGTCGCAGACGTCATGCGCGCCGTCGAGGGCCACGTCGCCCCCGTGGTGAGCATGCTCACGGCCCGCGCGATGCCCGCGTTCGCTGGCATCACCGAGACTCTCGACAAGGCCAAGGTCCAGGTGAAGTCCTGGGACTCGTCCCAGCTTGAGACGTCTCTCAACCAGCTCGGCACGCACGGTCCGGCCATTGCCGCGACCGCGGGCGCGATCCTCGGCGTGAACAGCCAGCTCCTCGCATCACTGCCGATCGTCGGCCGGTTCATCCCCGGGTTCAACCCTATCGTCGGCATCCTCGCTGGAGCCGCGGCCGCGTCCCCGGCCGTGCGCAAGGAGTTCTCCGGTCTCCTCGGTTCCCTGAAGCCGCTCGTGCCCGTCACGGTGGAGCTCGGCAAGGTCGCGTCGCAATCCCTGAACGCCGTGCTGCCGGTGGTCGCGTCCGGGATCCGCGCGGTCACGGCCGTCGCTGGCCCCGCCGTCGACATCATCAGCCGCATCCCGGCCCCGATGCTCGCGACCGCCGCCGCGGGCGTCGCGGTGTTCGCCGCGCTGCGCTCGAACATCCCGATGCTCGAGTCGTTCGTGAACGGATGGAAGCGGCTCGCGGAGCAGGCCGCGGTCCAGAAGGCCCTCTCCGGCATGAGCACGGAGATCGGCTCGACGGCGACCGGCATCGGTGCGGCGGCGAAGGCCGCGGAAGGCGCTGCAGCGTCGTCCGGAGTCATGTCGACGGCGTTCGGCATGGCCGGCCGCGCGGCGACCGGCCTCGGCGTCGCCATCAAGGGCGCGTTCCTCTCGAACCCAATCGGGTGGATCATCCTCGGCGTCTCGACGGCGGCCACGATCCTCACCGGCGTGCTCACGGCACAGGCCGAAGCCGCGCAGAAGGCCCAGGAGCGCATCGACGGCTACCGCGAGACGCTGAACGAGGCCGGCGGCATGACCGAGGCCACCATCACCAAGATCCGCGACAGCATCAAGAAGCTCGGCGATCTCGACCTGGACTTCGTCGCCGCGATGTTCGACGGCGGCGCGCTCAAGGACGCCGAGGCGTGGGTCTCGAAGGTCGGAGGCGCCGAGGCGGCTCTGCTGAAGTTCGGCACCACATCGGACATCGTGACCAAGGCCATCCGTGACGGAGGTCCGGCGTACGACGCGCTCCTCGAATCGCTCAAGAAGCACGGACAGGAGACCGAGAAGGTCGCGAACTCATCCGGTGTGATGAAGGAGCAGCTGACTGATTCGGCGAACGCGGCGAACGCGTTCAGCGCCGCGATCGAGGATCAGCGCAACGCGCTGCAGGTGGCCCAGACGATCCAGGCCGAGTTCAACGAGAAGCAGCGAGACGCCGCGGCTCGAATGTCCGAGACCGCGCGCTCGAACGAGCGGATCAACACGGCTCTCGGGATCCTCCGAGACACCAGCTCCGACGCCGCTACCAAGCTGAAGGCGCTCACACAGGCGCTCGACGAGCTCAACGGCGGCACGAGGTCCCAAGAGGACCTCACGCAGCAGCTCAACGACCGGACGAGGTCGCTGGCGGATGCGTTCGCGGTCGCTGACGAGAACGGCAACAAGCTCGCCGACTCGCTCGTGCAGGCGAACGGTCAGATCGACACGTCGACTGCGGCCGGATCCGCTCTCCGCACTCAGGTGTCCGGTCTTGCCGACGACTACAAGTCCGCGATGATCGCCGCACAGGAGCAGGCGCGCGCGAACGGCCAGGTCACGATGTCGGCCGAGACAGCCGCGGGGATCTACGCCAACTACTCGGGCAAGCTCCGGGAGGCGGCGGAGTCCGCCGGCGTCGCCGGAGAGAAACTCGACGCGTTCGTGCAGTCGGCCCTCACGTCGCCCGAGGTGATCCGGTTCACGCTGAGCGACGATGGCTCGATCGACGCGACGAAGCTCCGTCTCGTGGACCTGTTCACGCAGATAGCGGGGCTCCCGGTCGGGCAGGCGATCGTCACCGACGAGGGCACCATCGCGCCCATCATGAACGACATGCAGGCGCTCGGCCTGCGCGTCGAGAAGGGCGCCGACGGCGTCGTCCGGGTGTTCAAGGACGAGGGATCGTTCAACACCGTCGAGGACGGGCTGAACCGGGTCTCCCGACCGCGCGATTCCAGTGTGACCGCATACGCCGACACAGGATCCGCAGAGGGCGCCCTCAACCAGGCCGCACGTGATCGCGTCTCGACGATCTTCGCCAAGACGGTGAACCTCGCGACCGTCGAGGACCCCGCCGGAAGGTGGGCGACTGGTGGACCCGTGTTCGGGCCGGGAACGGCGACGTCCGACTCGGTGCCCGCCCGGCTGTCGAACAACGAGCACGTCTGGACGGCGGCGGAAACCGCCGGCGCAGGCGGGCACGGGAAGGTACAGCAGCTCCGCTACCTGGCCCGCACGGGTCGACTCGGTGAGATCGTTCCCGGCTTCGCCGAGGGCGGCCCTATCGGAACGATCCGCGCTGACCGGCTCCCGGCCCTGTCTGTGCCCGCCCCGCGAAGCGCGCAGGCCGGGACGTCCGAGGTGGCTGCTGGCCAGACCGGCACCGGACCAGATCTCGGTCAGGTGCTGGCGCTGCTCGAGAAGATCGCCGCCGGCCCCGACGGCGCGAACGCCCTGGTGCAGCTCTTGCAGCGCATCGCGGTGGCCGTCGAGTCCGGGCGCCGTGATTCGAAATCCGATGCGTGGAGCGCCGCGCAGTTCCTGTAGGAGGTTCCAGTGCCGACGATCGACGGTATCCAGCTCGACAACCCGGCCTTCGGGTGGTCGCATCGGGCGACGTCGGAACCGATTCCCTCCTACGAGAGCGATCTGTCGACCCTGAAGCGAGCAGGCCGCGACGGTGTTGTGTCCTACCCGGGCGACACCGCCGCGGTCCTGCTGCGCATCGTGGTCCAGACCCCGTTCGCGAACCTGGAGTCTCTGAAAGCGCTGTTCAAGCAGGGTAAGGTCTGGGGAAACCGGGGCCGCGAGTCGGCCTACGAGTTCAAGTCGGACGGGGCCGTGGGATACGGTCCCGCCGATGGGCTGGTCGATGCAACGTTCGTGATCCGTCTCCCAGGCGCATTCATGCGCCCCAGCGCGAGTGAGACGACACCTCTCGCCCTCACCTCCGCGACGCACACCCTCTCGTGCTTCGGCGCGCGCCCGGTGGGTCTCGTTTCGCAGTGGCAGAACCTCTCCATCTCCTCGGGGTTCGAAGCCCCGGGATCGTCGGTAGAGGTACGGCGGAACTTCTGGCAGGACCCGAACTTCACGACCACATCGGCCGCTTTGTACGGCCAGACCGGTGGTACTGGGACGGCCGCAGTGTCGGGCGGCCGCATGGTGTGCACGAGCACGGGCGCAAGTGCGGTGCGGCTCGGCGTGGTGCACACGCTCGCGAACGTGAAGCCAGCGGGCACGTACTACTTCGGAGTCGACGTGAAGTCGAGCTCCGGCAACCTGCAGGGCGCCCGCATATACCTGTACGACTCAGCAACCGCGACGATCCGGGCGACAGTGAACTTCGCGGCGCCGACGACAGAGACGCGCATCGAGGTGACCGCAACCGCCACAGGCGTGTTCGATCGGATCTATCTCGAGTTCTACGGAACAGCGATCGCGTCGGGCGACAGCGGGACGTTCTACCGCCCCTACCTCTCGAACATGCCCGGAGCGTTCATAGGGGGCACCACGCAGGCCGTGCCGGACGCGGACCTTACCGCGGCATTCAGCGGCACGGTCAACGCTTCCGAGACGGTGCTCTCGGGCACCGGCGTCGTGGGGATCGCGTCGAGCATGGGCGTCGCCATGATCCGCTCGTCGTTCTCGTGGCCTGGGCGGCAGGGGGCCTACTCGCTGCGCCAGATACCAACGAGCACGACCAACAACGTCTCGTATGCGTCGCTCACGATCCCGGCGGCGGCGATCGGCGGGACGCTGATCGTCACAGGGCATCAGGAAGCGGCGCTCACGGGGTCGCTCTGGGTTCTGCGAGGCCGCGTCTATACGAACCCGGCCGGCTCGGGGAACGCCTCCCCGCAGATGCCGAACGCGGCTGGCACGCAGGAGCATCGTGTGGCGATCAGCGCCGCGCAGGCGGGATTCATCCTTCCTCACGGAGGGCTCGCCGGATCCGGTGATGTCTGGTGGGACCTCGTGATGGTCACCGCGACGCCGAACTACACCGGCCCAGCCTTCACCGGCTCGACGACTCCGCCAGATCGGCTCTCCACAATCGTGTGGGACGGCCTGCCGGATCAGTCGTCATCGACGTGGACGACCTACGCATCCTGGGACGGCGGCCTCTCCGCCCCGGTTCAGGATGCGGTCCTGCGGATGAAGGGCCCGGCAACCGGGATCCAGATCACGGATTCGTCTGGGGCGTGGGTGGTCCTGCCGGACACCCCGGCAGGAACCTGGACTCGGTTCGAGGCCGACACGGGGCGCTGCTTCCAGACGACCACGGACACGTGGTCGGGCGGCACCGAGGTCTCGGGGTCGTGCGACTTCGGCGGCCCGCGCGGTGTGTTCGAGATCACGCCGGTCATGGCACCGGGTGATCCGGGATCCCGCAGCGGCCAGCTCACGGTCGCGACCGTCACACGCACGGGTGCGGTGTTCGAGGTGCGCGGAAAGGCCGCGTACCTGCTCTAGAAGGGTGGTCACCGATGTACGACATTCGGCTGCGCCGGTACTCGGACTCGGGGACCATTAGGGGTGCCGTGCTCCCCGCGCTCGACATCGACGCGACAGACGCCGAGTCGGCCACGGGCCGCCTCACGTTCACCACGACCGCGAAGACCGCAGGACGGCTTCCTGCCCCGTTCGTCGTCGGTCTCGAGGAGAACACCGGGGAGAAGTTCTGGACCCGACCGCGCAACGACCTGTTCATCGTCCTGGAGGACGCTGAGGACGCTGCGGATCAGACGGACATGATGCGGTTCACCGCTCAGTCGTACGTCGGGTGGCTGCTCTCGCAGGCGCTGCAGTGGTGGGCCGCGTTCAACACCGCGGACGGCAAGACCCGAGTGTTCAAGGCCACGCCGGGCTACATCCTGAAGACCTGGATCGATGAGGCGCACGGGAACGTCCCGGGCGGCTCGACGCCGCGCGGGTGGGCGCCCTCGCTGACCTACGACTTCAACGCGATGGTGGACTCGTTCGGCGCCGGCTGGCAGCCAGAGGACACGATCGAGGGCAAGTTCGAGATGTGGCGCTCGTACGCCTCGTTCATCCAGACCTGGGTGGACACGGGGAAGTTCGAGTGGTGGGCCGAGGGCATGAAGATGCGCATCGCGCGTGTCGGCACCGGCATCGACCGCATGGGAAGCGTCGTCCTCGGCGGGCCCGCGTTCAGCGCGGCACCGGCCAAGACGTCGTTCGCGGACGTGTTCTCCACTCTCGTGCTGCTGCCAGAGAACAACGCGGCCACGCACCGCTACAACGCGGGCGCCGACACCCGCTTCGGCGCGCTGGAACGGTCGATGTCGTTCAGCGGCGTCTCGTCCTGGGACGATGCCGTGCAGCAGGCGCAGCCTGCGATGACCGAGGGTCGCGCGAAGAAGCTCGAGCTGTCGTTCGACTGGACGCCCGCCGCGGGAGGCCCGGTGCCCGGCCGCGACTTCGACATCGGCGACACGGTCACCGCACGCCGCAAGTCGGGCAAGGTGCCGCAGCGCGTCATCGGGATCCAGCGCTCGAAGCGCGCCGGTGAGCTCGCGACAGTTCGGGCGATCGTCGGCGACAAGCTCGTAGGGCTGCAGGCGAAGATCGCGAAGCGCACCGCCGCGATCTCCACCGGCACGATCATCGGCGGATCCGGTACCGCGTTCCCGTCGAACCCGGGCCAGGCTCCGCTCACCCCGGCCGCGCCGACGGCGCTGCGCGTGGGCTCGAACGTCGGCTCGTGGCGGGCGGACGGATCCGCTGTCGCGACCGTGACGCTCGCGTGGGATGCCGTGACGACCGACGTGAACGGGAACCGTCTCGATTGCGACCTTTACGAGATCGACTCTCGCCTCGGATCCGGGACGCCCCAGTCACTCACGACGACGAGCGCCCTGACCGCGACGACGACCGTCTGGGAGTCGGGCACGCCGCGCTACGTGCGCGTACGGGTGCGCTCCGTCGGCGGGGCCTGGTCGGCGTGGTCCGGGGAGATCTCGGTGACGCCGGCGACCGCGTCGTCGATCGTCCCGAAGGCCCCGACCGGGCAGACGGTGGCGTCGAACACGGCCGCGTTCCAGGCCGACGGCAGCGCTCTCGCGACCGTCGTCGTGACGTGGACGCCGGTGACGCAATCCGTCGACGGCCTGCCCGTGGCGATCGCCGAGTACGAGGTCACGATCGGCGCCGACAAGGTCCGCACGACAGCCGCGACGCTCACGTTCTACCTCCCGACCGGGAAGACGGTCGACGTCACGGTGCGGGCGCTCACGACCCTCAAGGTCTGGGGCGACCCGTCCGCGGCGCTGAACGTCGGCGGCGCGAACCCGACCCTCTCGACGGCCGTGCCGACCACGCCCGCGCTGACTGCGGGCATGGGCGGGATCTCCGTCGTCTGGGATGGGCGGTTCGTCGGGAACACTCCGCCGCCTGCTGGGTGGGCTTCGACGCTCATCGAGGTCGCGACCGCGAGCAGCGGCCCGTGGTCCGCGCTCGGCGCGCCGCTCTCGGCCGCCGGCGGAACCACGATCGCTGTCCCGGCCGGATCCGCCCGTTGGGTGCGGTTCGTCGCTCTCGACAGCCTCGCCCGCCGCGGCGGGGTCTCAGCGAGCGCGAGCGCGACCGCGACCGGTGTCCCGCTGGGGCAGCTCGACCAGGCCGTCATCGACGCGATCAGCAAGGCGCAGACCACCGCCGACGGGAAGAACCGGATCTACGCGCAGACCGCGCAGCCGGCGCCCGTCCCGCCCGCACCGTCCCTGGCAGCGGGCGATCAGTGGTGGGTGCTCGACGGCGCCGGCACGTCGATCGTCGGTGTGAAGGTCTGGAACGGGACGACCTGGGTGCCGTACCTGCTCCTCGCTGACCAGATCATCGCGGCCGGGTCGATCACGTCCCCGCTCATCAAGGCGGGGCAGATCCTCGTCGATCACATCGGCCCGAACGTCGGATCGCAGCTGAACCTCGGCGGAAACGGCGCACTGGTCCAGATCGGCGGGCAGCTCGCGCAGCAGACCGCGGACCTCGCGGCGACGAACCAGGCCGTCCAGAGCGCGCAGGCCACCGCGGACGCCGCCGGCTCGGCGGCTTCCACCGCGCAGGGCACGGCGACATCGGCGGTGACGCAGGTCTCCGCGACGGATGCGCTCGCCCGCGCGACGGCCGCCGCGCTGACCGCGCACAAGTCGATCTTCCAGGTGACGAGCGACGGCGCGCAGCTCATCACCCCGGACGGGTCGAACGCGCTGCGACTAACCCCGGCCGGGATCGCGATCCTGCAGAACGGCGTCGCGCAGACGACGTGGAACGCGGGCGTGATGGTCGTCCCCAACCTGGTCGCCGACGCGGCCAGCATCGCCGGACTGAAGTTCGAGAAGTCCGGCACTCGCACGCTGCTCCGGCAGCTCACATAGACAGGAGGGCCGGTTCGTGACGAACTCCTCGAACTTCCCGAATCGGCCCTTCCGTCTCGAGATCCGCACGTGGGTGAACTGGCAGGACGTCCCCTCGAACCGCGACTCGATCCACTCCGAGCTGTGGATCATCAAGAACGCGTACTCGCCGTCGTTCTCCAACGCGACGTCCTCGTTCGATCACTGGGCCAACGGCGGCCGGGTGAACTCCGGCACGTTCACGTTCGACTTCACGTCCACCGACGCGCTGCGGATCTCGTCGACGGACTTCCTCGTCGTGCACGACGCCGACGGGAGCAAGACGTTCGAGACCGCCGGGTTCGTGAACGCCGACGTACTCGGCTACACCCAGGTGAACGAGTGGATCACCCCGCCCACGATCCCGCGCGCCACCATCGGCACGTTCGCCGGCGGATCCGCATTCGACTCGGGCGCCGCGGTGACGATCAACCTGCCCCGTGCGTCGTCCGCCTTCACGCACGTGATCGACGCAGCGTTCGGCACCCGCCGGGTGACGATCGCCTCGGGCGTCGGCACGTCCTACGTGTGGACCCCAGATCTCGCGTGGCTGGATCAGATCCCGAACGCCACCTCGGGCGTCGGCGAGATCATCGTCGGCACCTACAACGGCAGCGACCCGAACGCGATCGGCTACCAGCGCACCGGGTTCACGCTCCGCGCGCCCGCCTCGGCGGTCCCGACGATCAGCGCGGTCACGGTCCAGGACAACAACCCGGACGTGGCGTCGAAGATCGGCAAGCTCGTGCAGGGCCTGTCCGCGGCGATCGTGACCGTCACCGCCGCCGGCGTCTACGGCTCCACGATCACGCAGAAGTCCGCGACCGTGGGAACCGTCGCCGGCGCCGAAGGCACGCCGATCCCGATCACTGTGTCCGGCTCGGTCTCCGTCGTCGGCGTCGCCACCGATTCCCGAGGCCGCACTGCGACCTCGGCGGGTACGATCCCCGTGCTCGCATACGATGTCCCGAAGATCCTCACCGCGCCGACCGCACAGCGGTGCAGCTCCGGCGGCGCACCCGCCGACAACGGCACGTTCCTGCGCGTCGACCTGAACGCCTCCGTGAGCTCGCTCGTGAACGGGACCGAGAAGAACGCGCTCACCGTGACCGTGCAGACCCGCGAGCACGGCACCGGCCCGTGGACGAACCGCAACGTGCTCACCCCCGGCCTGGCCTACAACGGGTTCTTCGTCGTGACCGGCGGCGGCATCTTCGACGTCGCGAAGTCCTGGGACGTGCGGATCCTCGTCGCCGACGTGTTCCAGACCGCGATCCAGGATCTCGTCGTCGGCACCGAGCGCGTGATCGCTGACTTCGGTCCCGGCGGCATGGGCATCAACAAGCGGTACACGCAGGGCGGACTCGACGTCGCCGGCGACATCTTCACGGACGGCGAGCTCCGCCACCGCGGCAACTTCCCGGTCGAGCCCGTCGGCGTGATCCACATGTTCGCCGGAGCCACGGCACCTGCAGGGTTCCTGATCTGCGACGGATCGCCGGTGTCGCGCACGACGTACGCGGCGCTGTTCACTGCGATCGGCACGCTCTACGGCGTCGGCAACGGGACGAGCACGTTCAACCTGCCCGACTTCCGCGGCCGCGGCGCGATGGGCAAGGACGCGACGACCGACTTCGACACGCTCGGCAAGACCGGCGGCGAGAAGAAGCACACCCAAACCGTCGCCGAGATGCCCAAGCACGGCCACTCGCTCGACATGAACACCGCCGGATACACCGGCGGTGCCGCGGGCAACATCCACTTCGGCAACGGTGCGGCCACGCACCCGGCGTACTTCACCGGTGGCGCGAACTCGCTGACCGGTGGCGACACCCCGTTCAACGTCCTCGACCCGTACGTGACCGTCAACTTCATCATCAAGGCCCAGTAGGAGGACCCATGGCAACGACCACGCAGCACATCGCCGCCCGCAACGACCCGGACCTGCTCGACCGGTTCATCGCCGCCGCCGAGCAAGCCGGCGTCGAGGACGCATCGCGCATCGTCCAGACGAACATGGGCAAGCTCGTCACGCAGCCGGTCGGCGACGGCCAGGTCATCGCGGACGTGCACGCCTTCGCCGCCAACGCGCGCGAGGAGTACATCGCCGCGACTCCGGAGCGCGCGGGTGCGAACCTCGCAGCGGTGACCGATGCTCAACTCGCGTCGGCGATCGCCGCTATCCTGCCTCCGGAGGTGTCCGCATGACCGCATACATCGTGAAGGCGACCAGTGCGGACGGTCTGTCCGGCGAGGTCTTCGAGGTCGACGCCGTCGACGAGGACGCCGCGCGCGCCGCCTACGTCGCCTGGGCTGAGCGCGAGTACGCGGCCCCCTTCATGGGACCGACCCGGCTCCCCGACGGCTCGAACACACCCGCGCTCGGCGGCGCGTTCCCCATCATCACGGTCACTCGAATGGACTGATCGCACCGCCCGTTCGAGCGCTACACCATCGTTTGCTTGGTCTTCTTGCGTCGCAGTTCCCTCGCGACGCCCGCGTCCTGGAATGTCGGGCGAATACTTCGCGGCGCACGGCGTACTGGCTCGTTCTCGAACCGCTGCCACCAACGACCGGCAGCGTCACGGAACACGATCCGGCCCTGGATATGCGCCGCCGTGGGACCCCACCTGTGCTCGAGCATGAACTTCACAGTGTGTGCGGAGCCCGGCGGGATCCGCACGATTCTCTCAGCCGCCCCGTCGATCAGAGCCTGATCGAGTCCGCTGACCACTTCGAAGACCATCGGCCCGACGGCCTCATCGCTGTTGTTCGCGATGGTCATCGTGGCGATGATCGCCGGCCGAGGAGACTTACCCCATCCGCCAGTCTTCTCGTCCTCGTTGACCTCGATGCCAACGATCGACGCGCCTTGGTGAAGGAAGAATGGCTGGCCGGCCTCGTACAAGGCGATGTCTGCCTCACCAATGACTACCTTGCGAGCCTGTGCTTTCCGGCCGTCCATGACGCTCCACACGTAGCCGAAGGCCGCGAGTCCCAGGGCCCCTACGGTCCCGATCGCTGCGACCCAGTCAGGCACTGAGCCCCAGTTGAACGCCTGCCACCAGTGGCCGAGGTCTACACACATGGCCGAATCGTATCGGTCGCACTCCATATCGATGGCCCCCGCTCGGCGGGGGCCTTCGTCGTTCCCGAAAGGACACTTTCATGGCCTACGTCACCCCCGCCGACGTCGGAGTCTCCGACAACTGGCAGGACCACATGAACCGATCCAGCGCCGAGCCCGGCACCGACTACGGCACCGCGTACGGCACGAACCTGCGCGCGCCGGAGTCGGGCGTGGTGATCGGCGTCGACCGCGATCCCGGCGGCCCCGCCGGTCGGCGGCTCACGCTGCTGCTCGACGACGGCCGCGTGGTCGACTGGATCCACCTCTCCGAGATCTGGGTGAACGTCGGCGACCGCTTCTCGCGCGGACAGACCGGTCTCGCGCTGTCCGGCGCGTCCCGCTACGGCGTGAACTGGCCCGACGACATGGGGCCTCACGTGCATGTAACGCTGCGCGCCGATCGAGGGCGGCCATTCGCCGACACCCTCAACTTCGAGGACTACGTGGGCGGCGGATCCGGCGGCTGGTCCGACCAGGATAAGCAGGACTTCCTCGACTCGCTCGGCTACGACACTGGCGCGCCCGGCTGGGGCGCGAAGTGCGAGGCCGCGACGAACGACCTGCAGAGCAAGACTGGCCTGAAGCCCGACGGCGACTTCGGCCCCGCAACGAACGGCGTCGCCCAGACGATCAAGGCGGGGCGTAACGACACGAGCCGCCCGACCCGGGAGATCCAGACCGCGCTGAAGGCGGCAAAGTTCGACCCCGGCGCGATCGACGACAGCTGGGGCAACAAGACCAGCTTCGCCGAGTACCGGTGGCAGCTCTCCGCCGGCCTCACCGCGGACGCGATCCACGGCCCCGCCTCCGACGCGCGCATGTTCCCCGCCACGCCGACCCTGGCCGCGCACCAGCGCCAGGCGGACGGCGATGGCGTGAAGGGCCGCACCGACGCGACCAAGTCCGCAGCGCAGATCGCGTTCCTGGACCCGAACGACGTCGGCGACTTCGACGGCTGGAAGCGCGGCGAGAAGGTCGACGGCGAGGATCGCTGGGTGCGCGGCGCGCACACCGGCGCGTGGTTCTGGCTCGGCGGCCTCTCCCCCCGCACGGTCGACGGACTCACCGAGGTGAAGGCTGGAACGACCCCGGTGACGCCGGTCCCCGCGACGCCGAAGTTCCCGCAGCCGACCGCGCCCACCTACCCCGGCGCGACACGTTGCGCGCACTCGCCGTCATCGGAGCCGCGCAACGGCCAGAAGGTGAAGTGGTTCATCGTCCACCACCGCGGCGACAAGAACCTCCCGAGCGCCGCGCAGTGGTGGGACGCGGACATGCGCGATCGGGGCGACCAGGGCGTCTCGCCGACATGGGCTGTGAGCTCTGACGGCTCGGTGGCCGAGATGGTCCCACCTGACGACTTCCGCCCGTGGGCGTCCGGCAAGGCCGACTTCAACGCGGTCGCCGTCGAGACGCAGAACACGAGTGGTGCACCTGCATGGGGGATCTCGGATGCCTCGCACGAGGCGATCGCGCAGCTCGCTGCGTGGTCCGCAAAGCGCTACGGCTTCCCGATCGACCGAGACCACGTCTTCGGTGACCGGGAGATCACGGCGAAGACCGGGATCCAGACGCGATCGACCGAGTGCCCGGGCCCGTCGATGGACCTTGACCGGATCGTGAAGCGCGCGCAGGAGATCGCCACGCCGAAGCCCGATCCCGAGCCGACGACGGATCTCTCGGGGATTGCGAAGTTGCTGCAGCAGATCCTCGACCTGCTCAAGCGGATCTTCGGAGGTGGGAAGTGAACGAGACCGACTGGGCACGCTCGCGCCCGTCGAACATCCAGCACGCCGAGAAGCGTCCGCATCCCATGCGTCCTGTGGATGCTGTGTGGATCAGCATCGGCGTGATCCTCGTCGCAGGCGCGGTCGTCTTCGGCGCGATTCGGATGCTCGGGTGGAGCGCATGACCCACACCGGCCCTGCCCGCACTGTCCGGCGCGGGCGGGGCTGGTGGTGGGTCGCGGCAGCAGCTCTCGGCGTGCTGATCGTGTGCGTCGGCATCATCGTCGCCGGCGCGATGAACGACGGCGACGGTTCTCCACTCGTCGAGAACCCGGGCGCCGTCCTGGTCGGATTCTTCGCACTCGTCAGCGGTCTCGGATCCGCGCTCATCGGCAAGCTCTCCGGCCCACTCTCTGACATCGGCGACGTGAAGGAGAACGTGCAGAACGACCACACGAAACCGGACGGCACGCCCCTGAACCTCCGAGACGACCTCGACGAGAAGCACGACACCGTGCTCGAAGCATTCGCGCAGTTCCAGGCCGAGATGAAGAACGAGTTCGCGGCGGTACGCCTCGACATCGGCGGACTCCGGAAAGAGAACCGCGACGACCGCGACGACGCGAACGACCGCATCAGCGACCTCGCCACGCGCGTCCGACACATCGAACAGAAAGGCACATCATGAACCGCATCTGGTTCCCGTCGCAGCGCGCCATCCGGACCGCGCTGCAGGTCATCCTCGGGGCGATCGCCATCCTCGGCATCGTCGTGAGCGTCGCTCCGCAGGTGCTCGACGCTGTGGCCGACGTGCTGCCGGGACCTGCGGTCGCGTGGCTCGCTGGCGCGATTGCCACGCTCGCGGGCGTGAGTGCCGCGATCTCCCGGGTCATGGCCATCCCCGCGATCGACGAGTGGCTCCGCAAGTTCGGCGCCGGTTCCGCGCCCGCCGGCGCGATCACCTACACGCCGCTCAACGGTGACGCGATCGGCCTCACCCGACGCCAGTACCGCGCGATGGCGGACGGCGCCGACACCGGCGAGAAGACGACCGTCGCCGACCGCTGACCAACACCGCAACCACAGACCCCCGCCCCGGCTCACGCCGGCGGCGGGGGTCTTTCGTCGTTCGTGGGCACAGGTCGCAGGGGAGGCGGTATCTCATCTCGGCAACCGAGGCCCTTCCGGCCCTCTCCTCTGCGGAGGGTTTCTCGGCGTGGGCATCAGCCCGTCGCTGGGCGGTCTCCTCTTCGTCCCGATACGCGGACGAATCACCTACCGATGGAGAAGCACATGATCGACATAATGAACCAACTCGACGCCGACCAGATCGACGTCCTGCTCAAGGTGGGCCGCTGGCTCGGCTGGGCCGCGCTCAAACTCGCCGCACGGACAGCAGCTGATAGCCCTCGGGGATCTTCGCCTCGAGCGCTACCATGTCGTCGGCTTCGATCTCGGTCACGCCGTCACGGCGCGCGATCGTGCCCTCGGCGGTCATCATCGTGTCCTTCTTCGACATCGACACGGGTGCGGACACCGTCTCCCAGCCGGCGGGTGACTGCTCGCGGATCAGGTCCTGGATCTCGTCGAGTTCCTCGGCCTGCACGGTGATGGTGCGCGTCTCGCGCGGGCGGATCATTCCAATGAGCACCAGGACAGCCTAGGCCGCCGGGGCGATCACGGTCGGGTCGTCCTACCGCGTCTCGTCGGAGTCGCGCAAGCCCGTACCGCCTGCTGCCGAGGCGCCTTAGCGTTCACGGGTCAGGAGCCGGCAACCGAGGGTGCTTGCGGCTCCTGACGCCAAGTCGCGGCGGATCGACCGCCTTCCGTCGAAGGAGCAACGAATGGCAGTCAGGACGCCGACCGCTGGGGACGAACCCATGCGGCCTCGAGAAGTCGCGAACGAGGACACCGAGTCGGACAAGAAGCGCAATCCTGTGATGCGGCTTCTCAGGGTGCTGGGGCCAGGCCTGGTCACAGGAGCCGCGGACGATGACCCCTCCGGGGTGGCGACGTATTCGCAGGCGGGCGCGACGTTCGGTAACGGGCTGCTGTGGACGGTTCCTTTGTCGTTGCCGCTGATGATGGCGGTGCAGGAGATCTGCGACAGGATGGCGTTGGCGACCGGTGACAGCCTCGGAAAGCTGATTCGGCGCAGGTTCCGTCGAGGTGTCGGCATCGCGATCGGTGTGCTGATCGTCGCACTCATCGCGGCGAACTGTCTGAACCTCGCTGCCGATCTCAACGCGATCGGGCAGGGCATGCAGCTCCTGCACGCGGGCCCTGCGTGGCTCTGGAGCATCATCGCGGGAATCGCGATCACGGTCACGGTCATGGTCGGCTCCTTCGACCTGATCGGGAAGATCTTCAAATGGCTCTGTCTGGTTCTGCTGGTCTACGTCGGCGTCTTGTTCGCCACCCACGTGAACTGGGGAAGCGTCGCGAGCGGCCTGGCGGGCTTGCAGTTCCGGCTGTCACCGGCATACCTCGGACTTGCCGTCGGCGTCCTCGGGACGACCGTCTCTCCGTACATGTTCTTCTGGCAGTCCGCGCAACGCGTCGAGGAACTCCGAGAGGAGAAGCGCGGCGGCGATGACGCCCCCGCACTTGACGAGCGTCCCGCGCGGGAAGCGCATCGACGGCTCCGCAACGGGCGGATCGACGTGTTCACCGGGATGGCGTTCAGCGTGCTCATCATGTTCGCGATCATCGCGTCGTCCGCTGCGACACTGGGAGCCCACCACAAGACCGTCTCCAGCGCCGCGGAGGCGGCCAAGGCTCTCGAGCCGATCGCCGGCAACCTTGCCAGCGTCCTCTTCGCACTCGGCTTCATCGGATCGGGTATGCTCGCCGTTCCGGTCCTCGCCGCGGCGGGAGCCGCCGGACTCTCCGCCCTCATGAACAAGAACTGGGGTCTGGATAAGAGCCCTCGCAAGGCGCCCCTGTTCTACATCCTGCTCGGCGTCGGCATGATTGGCGGCACGATCCTCGCGGTCGTGTCGACCGATCCGATCGGGCTGCTCGTCCTCAGTGCGATCGTCAACGGAATCGCCGCGGGACCATTCCTCATCGTTCTCATGCTGATCTCCCGCGACAAGAACATCATGGGCGAGTACCGCAACGGGAAGCTCGCCGCCGGTCTCGGATGGTTCACCACCATCCTCATGTGCATCGCGGGCGTCTACGGCATCTGGTACACGATCTGGGGCGGCTGACCCTCTTATCCGAGGATGTGCTCCTCCGGGATCAGGATGCCACCGGACGTGTTCGCAGAGTTCGCGTACGCCTGGATGCGGGCGGGGTCCAACTGTGGCGGGTCGGGCTCGTCGAACTCGAAGCGGAGTTGGATCGACGGGTGCAACCAGACCGTGGTCCGTCCCCGGGGTTGGCCGTCGTCGTGCCGCCAAGACAGGGTGAAGCTCTCTTTGCGACGGAGCTTCGTGGCGATCACGACCTTCAGGTGCGCGAGGGTGACATCGTCGATCTCGATCGGATGTTCCGAGCTCCCGTAGAACAGAAACGCCATGCACCGGACGCTATCCGACCGCGAGTGCCCTCCGCCAGGACTCGCCGGTCAGGGGCTTGGTGCGGTGCTCATCGTGCACTTCGGGTTGGCACCGAGAGCTCCGGCCGAGGCTGTCGCCACGAGCCAGCTCGAGGTCCATCCACCGGGACCAACGAAACGGATCCCGAAGCTCATCGAGTTACCGAGGAGACCCGACAGCAGGCCGCCGTTCATCACGGTCGTGTACGCCGTGGTCGTACCGGTTGTGGTCACATTGCTCAGGAGCGGGCCGGTGATGGGCGTCAGCAAGCCCTGGTTCGTGCTGCCGTACTGCGCGTTGCTTGAGCTGTATCCGGTCACCCCCGCCGGTACGCGCCACGAGATCGTCAGGACGGGGTTCGCGCCGAGCAGTCCGGGATCGAGCACGCACCCCGGCGTCTGCGAACTGACCGGGGCAGGAACCGTGAGCGCGGTCAGCGTGCCGCTCGCTGCGAACTCACCGTCAGTGAACGACGCGTCCGTCGTCTCTTCGTGCGGCCACATCAGCAGCGTCAGGAACGACGCGGTGGTGACGGCCGCGAGCACAGCAAGGACTCTGCGACGGCTGCGTGAGCAGGACGCCTCGGTATCCATGATGTTCCTCGCGATCAGGGCCCTTGGCCCCATCCTGGAACGCAGAATACTGGTATGCAAGACCTCCACACGACGACGGACGACGGCGGACGGGTTTCCCCTCTCCGCTGAAGGCCCCCGCTGGGCGCGCCGTCAGCTGCCTAATGCGAGATGGAGAATCGGGTAGGGGCGGCCGTCGCCGTCGAGTTCACTTCGCCCCGTCTGCACGAAACCGCGGCTTAGATAGAAGCCGTGCGCGCCGGAGTTCTGTTCGTTGACGTCCACACGGGTGACCGCGAAGTGCTCGATCACGTGCTGGAGGAGAAGCGTGCCCACACCCGTGCCCCGCGCCTCGTCGGCGACGAACAGCATCTCCAGGGCCCCTTCCGCCACCCCGGCGAAGCCGACCGCACGGCCTTCGCGCTCGGCGACCACGAGCCTCACGGCGGGGAAGTAGACGGAGGCGAGGTTGCTCTCGATACGAGCGAAGTCCTCTTCCGCGAGGAAGCCGTGCGTTGCACGAACGGCACTGCGCCAGATCTCCACCAGCCGGGGGTACTCCGCGGCACCGCGCGCGGGACGGACGACGGCTGAAGTCGGATCGATGGACACCCAGCGATCCTGCCATTGGTCACTCAGGATGGCGAAACCGTCAGATGGCCGGCTCGATGACGGTCGGGTCGTCGCGGTCGACGGTGCGGGTGTTGTTGACCTTCCGGTCGACGACGTACTGCTCGATCGTGGAGGCGATCGCTGTGGAGGATCCGTCGAGGAGGGCGAGCATGTTCTCCCGGCCGGGACGGTCGAGCTTGACCGGTTCGAGCCAGGCGTCCGTGGCGTCGGGGGTGAGGAACGCGGGCATGCGGTCGTGTACCTCGCCTCCGGCGTCGCGCGCTTCGCGGGTGACGACGACGAAGCAACGGGTCTGCTCGCCGCGCACGTCCATCGACCAGGTGAGGCCAGCGGCGGCCAGCAGCCCGTCGCCGTGGAGGTAGTGCGGGATCTTCGCGCCCTTCTCGCCGGTCCATTCGAAGTAGCCGCGCATCGGGACGACGCAGCGCGCCGCGGTGAACGCGGGCGCCCAGAACCCGGCCGCGAGCTTCTCGACACGGGCGTTGATGAGCGGAGCACCGGGGCGCATGTTCTTCGGCTTCTCCCAGTCCCACCGCACGAGCTCGAGGAACCGGCCCTCGCCGCGGTCGCGGATGATCGGCGCCGGGTCGGTGGGAGCGATCGAGTACGAGCCGTGCCATTCCTTCCACCAGTCCTGGGGGTCGCCGCCGCCGGCGACGAACTCTTGGATCAGCTCGTCGGTCTTGGCGTCCATCGCGAATCGTCCGCACATGGCCGCCACCCTACGCCCGACGACCGACAGCCGGCGCGGTGGTCGTGCCGGCTTCGTCGGGGAGGGTGACGGCGTTGCCCCACACCCAGCACCGGAACGTCTTGTCGCGGATCGTGAACGAGACGCCGGCGGCGTCGGAGGTCGTGCGGTGGATCCAGCAGTCGACGTGCATCGGGATCGCGCCGAACCGGATCCACGCCTTCGCGCGGATCGGGTTCGGGTAGATCGTCACCGGGGTCTCGTCGAGTCGCAGTTCCTTCTCAGTGAGGGACTGCAGCGCGTTCTCGCGCGCGATCTTCAGCAGGAAGTGATCGGCGGCCGCGTCGGCTTCACGCTGGCTCGTGCCCATTCAGATCAGAACCCGTCGCGCGCGACCGACGCCGAGATCGCGGCTCTCTCCTCCGCGTCGCGGCGGATCTCGTCACGGCACCAGTTCTCCGCGGCGAGCAGCCCGTCGTGCACGGTCAACACGTGACGTCTCTTCGGATCCGGCGCCCACCACTCGACGCGGTGCTTCACCATCGTCTCGCCCGTCTCACGCAGCACGAGCGGTCCCTCCACGATGAGGAATCGGGCGTGGTAGCGGTTGTCCACCACGAGCCACTGCGCGCGGGCGAGCGGGATCACGTGCACGATCGCACTCTAGCCGTATTCGAATGTGTGTTCCATGGTGTTAACCCATGAGCCTGCGAACAGTCGAAAAGCCCGTGGGGGCAGCGGGTACGGCACACGAAGTAGCGGATCAGTCGAGCAGACCGTGCCTGTTCGCTATCGCGACTGCCGATGCATTGTCAGAGGTGCCGAGCTTCCTGTAGATGCTCCGCAGATGCGTCTTGACGGTGTTCTGTGACAGGAACAGGCGTTCCGCCAACTCCCGAGGCCCTGTCTGGTGGGCCAATTCGCTGAGGACGCGACGTTCCGCGGCGGTTAGCGCGAGGAACTGTCCAATCGCGCTTTCGCGATCATCAGGCAAGGCCTGCACCTGCACGATGAGGTCAGCGTGCTCAGGAGACAGTGAGTCGAGCAGCTCAGACCGCGGAGCTAGACGGAGGACGGAAGCGTTTCCCTTGCGCTTCAGGGCGGCGGCGAGTCGTGACATCAGCCGGCGCGCTTCGACCGGCAGACCCAACCGAGAACTGGCGATTGAGATCGACAGAAGCGACTCTGCGTTGAGACGAGGACCCAAGGTGTGCGACGCGGCTGCATCGAGAGCCCGGCGTCGAGCCGCCACCACATCGCTGCGGAGCAACAACCGGGATTGTGCCAGCGCGCTGGGGCCACCGGCCGACGCCTCTTCGAGAAGCACACGCGCACGCTGCGGCCGCCCAGAGGCGAGGAGAAGGTCCGCCTGGACAGCGTTCAGGAGTTCGAGCGCGAAGTTGCTGGTTCGTCGCCCGCGATGGTCCGTGGAGAGCTCATCAAGGATGTCGGCTGCTTCCTCCGGTGAGTGAGTCAACATTAGCGCTCGGCCTCGAGCAGCGAGAATGTACGCCCAGTGGTCCACAGAGGGCAGCCGTTCGTCTAGTTCGTCGAGCAGCATGTGGGCTCGCGAACCGTTGCCATCCTCAATCGCAACCAGGGCTGCGGCAATGTTCCAGCCTGTTGCGCCGTAGCTAGCGCGCCAGTCGATGCCGTCCAGCGCTTGGTCAATGCGACCCAGAGTCCGCCGAGCCGCCGGGAAGTCTCCGAAAAACGTCTGCGACAAGGCCGTCATGCTTTGTACATGCAGTTGGCGCCATTGGCTGGGGTCATCGCGCATCCGGGCCGATGCCCGAACTGCGTCAGGAAAACGCCCGCTGTGTGCATACGCGGCGACTACCTGCGTGCCGACGACCCTCACCATGTCGGCAGACGCGAGCAGTTGCGCTGCCGGAAGCCCATCTGCGATCGTTTCCCACCGTTCAGCGGCATTAGCAGCGTCTTCCGACCGGCTGAGGATTCGATGTGCGCCCAGCTCGATCCCGGCGGAACGGAAACGACGTCCGACATCAGCCACTTCGTCGGCGCGTGTACGCATGACCTCGATTGCTCGCAAGAGTTCGACCGCGTGCTCGATCTGAGCCCACCCGAGCGAGGTATGGGGCTCGAACCAGGAGGAGGCAGCGGAAGAGATCACCGTGATCTCGGGGAAGTCTTCCAGGTGCTTTCTGTCGATGGTTGCGACCAGGGCGGCGTACTCACGCCAGGGACCGTTGTACAACTCGGTGAATCTCCCGACCGACAGGTCGACAAACTCGTCCATCCGCTGCTGCGCGATCAACTCGCGAAACTGATCCATCACCCCGAAGCCCAACCCTTAGTCATACGTGCGTGTTCCCGTCACACGCTATCGGGAGCGGGACGGTCGAAGCCCAGCATCGACGCCATCGGAGCGACCCAGTAACGGCGGCCAGTCTCCGCGGCTGTGGCCGAAGATGCGTGCTCTGCGACCGGGCTTCGAGCTACGCATCGGTCGACGCTCCATGCAAATGGCCACTCAGCCTGTCACCTCCTCTCTCACCCCATGGTTCACCCGTTTGTTCATCCATCTTGGGAGATTGTGCTGAACGACCTCCCCAGTAGCGTGGATCTCGTTCATAGGTTGGTGCAGGCAGATTGATGGATTTGCCATTTAACTGTCGATGACCGTGCCTCGAAACAGAGGCGCGCAACGAAGCGCTCAAACCATCGATAAATATCTCGGCAGGGATTAGAAAAGGATCTTCGAGAGACGTTCGTATGCCCGATACGCGCATTCCTGATCTCACATTCCAAGAAAAAGGGGGAGAAATGAAAGACATGGATTCTGGACCTGGATCACAAGTCTCACGACGAACAGTTGTGCTCGGAGCCGCCTGGTCAGTGCCGGTGATTGCTGCGGCTGTGTCCGTCCCGGTTTCCTCAGCGTCGGCTGGCCAGCCGACGCTCGCTTTCCTCAACGGCCCGTTCGCGGTGACTGCATGCGATCCGATTCCGCAGCTCGTGATCCAAGCGACCACGAACGGCACTACGCCAGCAATCGGCACGACGGTGACTGTGGCCCTCCCGGATGGCCTCACGTGGAGTGATGGAACAACGGCGCCGCGGAGCTTCGTGACGGACAATGCCGGGCAGGTCAAGCTCGATGGGCTCAAGCTGGTGGACACGAGAGTGTCCGGTGATCTCACCCTCATCGCTGACGGCGCGGGTGGCCCGGCAAACGGCGCCGTTTCGGTGTCGCCTGCACCGCAGGTGATGAAGTACTACAACAAGAACAGCGATGGCACGTCGAGCACGGGCACTTACACAAGCCCACCTTTGGGATCGCAGCCCCTCGGTGAGGGGTTCTGGCTCGCGCCGGACGGAGTTCTGTACTCCGGCAACAAGGCCATTGCATCGAACGTCACATCAGGTTCGGCATACCCCTACCAGCTCAAGGGCGGAATCGGCGCAACATTGAGTGTTCAGTACGTGACTGCAGACGGTGTTCAGCATTGGTACAACGAGTTTCCCGACGGTACAGACTCGTCCGGAATGTACTCGATTCCGGCTGGCTCCACGACCCTTGGCGAAGGCTTCCATCTTGCACCCAATGGAGACCTTTTCCTGGACTCGACGCTCGTCGCAAGCAACGTTTCAACCGCCGTTGCCTACCCGTACGAGTCAGAAGATCTGACGGTGTACCGGAGCGTTCAGTTCGTGACCGCGGACGGTGTGCAGCACTGGTACAACATCAACAACGTCACAACCGTGGCGGCTCAGGGCACATATTCAGGCGTACCTGCGGGCGCCAAGCCTCTGGGCGAGGGATACTGGCTCGCACCGAATGGAGATCTCTACTTGGACGGCCTCATGGTGGCGAGCGGCGTAACCGATGCAGCCGCATACCTGTACCGCCCAACGTCGACCAGCACACCCGCGCGAGGCATCCAGTACACGACCTCCGATGGCGTACTTCACTGGTACAACAGCTTCGTGACAAACCCGGCGACGACGACCCAGGGAGTGTATGCAGTCACGCCGACGGGTTCCAAGCCCCTCGGCCAGGGCTACTGGCTAGCGCCGAACGGCGACCTCTACCTGGACGACGTTGTCATCGATCACAACGTCCGGCCCTCGGCTGTCGCGTACATGACCGACGGCACGCAACCCGCCAAGAGCGTCCAATACGTCACGTCGGCGTGCTGATCGTCGTTAGGGATAACCAAGACGCGAGTCTCGATCTCGTCGCGCTCGAGGAAGTCAAATCCGCTTGCTAACCTGCGCGGCGCCGTGGGGAGGTGGCATCTGTACCGGAGACGCCGCCTCCCCGCGGATAGGTCAGAAGGGGGATTTCTATGGAGGGTAACGGCGCGACAGTCTTTGATTGGAGCAGTCGCGATGGGCAGGAAGCAGAGCATCGGCGACACGTAGAGTCTGAGCTGCGTCGGGGTGCTGCAGAGGGACAACGCCTCTCTCGTAGAGCTCTGCAGTTGCTGGAGAGCGTCGTCAGTCAAGGTTCACGCGCTGAACGCACTTCGGTTCCCTGGGACAGGGTCCTTCGGCACATGCCGGCCGCGCGGCGACTTGAGATGCTGATCGCGAAGAGGCTTGTTGTGCGATCTCGAGGATCGTTGTATCCGACTATCGCGGGGCTCGGCGCTGTCCACCGAGGCTACCGCCGAGGCGGGGCGACGGATTGGGTGGAACAGTTCGAAGAGCCACGACGCGGCTGAGGGCGAACGCCCCGAACACGAATGCAGATCACCTCGGCTCGTTGATCTACGGCATCACGGTCGCTCGGTCCTTCTTGCGTGCCTTGTTTCTGGGATCTCGACCGATTCACGAGTGTGACTAGTGCCTGTTCCCCGATCAGGGATCAGGCACGTGTCACGAACGTGATCAGGACCCAGCCCGGTACGTCTCCGACCTCGTCGTCGACTGTGCGTCGGAGGGTCGCCGTCGCTCGTCGCCACCCCTTCGCCCGGGGAGTGGAAGCCCCGACAGCACCCGCAGTGCAGTGGGCTTCCCGGACCCGGCCCGGCTTGAACGGGCTGCCACCCTCACCAGACTGCGGGTCGGGCGCACCCTTACCGGGTAGATGCGCCTTGGGCGGGCTCGTCTGCACGCTAGCAAAGACGCCCGCGCCGTCCAAGGGGCGGCTCGAGTCTTGGCGTGGGTAGAAGCGCGCATCGGAGCAAGGCGGAGCGGGGCGGAGGGGGAGGCGATCTGCGGACATGAGGGGTTCCCTTCGAGGAGGTGGAAGACGAGGACGGTCTCAGCCGATACCGAGCCGCAGGATGAAGACACCCGGAAACACGGCGAAGAGCACGCTGAGCGGGAGGATCAGGAACACGAGCGGGAGCAGAAGTAGGTAATAACCTTTCTACATGGCACTCATCCCCGCAGCGAGCTACGCCCGCATCTCCCAGAAGGTCGAGCGCGACAAGGTAGCCGACCAGCATGCACAGAATGCTCGTCACGCGAAGGCCCGGGGCTACCAAATCGTGGCGAAGTTCACTGACGACGGCATTACAGGCCTCGGGCACAAGGAACGTCCCGGATTCGAGGCAATGCTCTCAGCGGCCGACCGCGGCGCCTTCCAGGTGATCATCGCCACTGAGGAGGAGCGCCTAGCGCGCAATGTCGAGGAGAAGCTAGAGCTGCACGCTGCATGCGAGGACTTCAAGATTGTGTTCGACACGATCCGTGACGGGTATGTCGACCCCTCCACCGACTCGGGTGAATTCATGTCCACGATCCGTGCTGCGGTCGGCAAGATCGAGTCGAAGCGGAAAGCCCGCCGACAGCGGGACACTTCCGATGAGCGAGCGGCAGAGGGGCAGCCCACCGCTCGGCCTGGCTATGGCTATCGGCGTGAGGATGGGCGTGATGTGGTCTTCGAAGCAGAGGCCGCAGTCATACGTGAGACCGCTCGCCGTGTACTCGATGGGGAGTCCCTACGGTCGGTTGCCGCAGACCTGAACCAGCGGGGCATCCCTTCGCCACGCACGAGGGAGCTCGCCCGCAAGGCGCAGCGCGAGGAAGTGGAGCCTCCCCCGCCGATCCCCTGGCAGGGCATCACCTTGCGCCAGCTCATCCGCCGCCCATCGCTCGCAGGACTCCGTACCCATCGAGGCAAAGTCGTCGGCAAATTCGACCCCGACAAGCACCCTGCGATCCTCAATGAGGACACTCACACCCGGTTGGAGGCGCTGCTCACGGACCCGAGCCGAGCGCAGGGCACGGGTGGCCGCACCCCGGTTCACCTACTGTCGGGGTTGGCCGTGTGCGGTCGATGCGGCGGGCGAATGAAACGGATACCAGGGTGGGCGCCGAAGCCGGGGCAGGAATCCAAGGCAGTAAAGGCCGCGTACTCGTGCGGCGACTGCCACAAGGTGCGTCGCATCCAAGAGTCGGTGGACGAGTTCGTGACGGAGGTTATCCTTCGCCGCCTCGAACAGCCCGACGCTGCATCGCTGTTCCGTCAGGGCGATGAGGGTGCCGCACAGCAAGCCCGTGACGCTATCGATGTCATCGACGCCCGACTCGCCACCGCCGCCGATCAGTTTGCCGAGGGTGTCCTGACCGGCGACCAGCTACGCCGCATCACCGAACGTCTACGGGCCGACCGTGGCGCGCACGAACGCATTGTGGCGGATTCGATGCCCGCTCGCGTGCCCGTCGGCGTACTGGGGCCTCTAGCACGCCAGACCTGGGCCGGACTACACATCGACAGCCGACGCGCCATCATCAACGCCCTGGCCGCGGTGATCATCGAGCCGCAAGGTAGCGGACGATCATTCGATCCTGACCTCATCCGCATCGTGTGGCGCGCGTAAGTTGGCTGCCGGGAACATGTCGACACCAGCGGCTCCGCTACGAGGACAGCACCAGTTGATGCAGCAGCGTCTTGATCTGTTCTGCTTCTTTGTGCGACACACGGAAGCCGATTGCCAGAGACGACGAAGTCACAGACACGACCGTATTGATCATCCCGTCACGCTTTGTCGTCACGCCGGTGATGGCCTTCATCGGGATCATCTCGCTTCCAGACCTGCCGCTCTTGACACCGGTGGCGATCATCGAGAGCCCTAGCGTCATCATGCCCGCGGCAACCTTCGCACCGGACACCCCGCCTTCACGTTTCCACTCGATGCGATCCGGATAGATCTCGACATCCGCGTTCTTGCCGTCGATGTGTGACTTGAACTTCATCAGCGACCCATCAGAGGTGAATGTAGCCGCCTGGCCCGCACCGGGAGCAGGTGGAGCGGGCGGCGCTGTCGGCGTCGGCAGCTGCTTGGGACGGTGTTGATCTGTCCATGCCGACCCGTCCCAGTACGTCTCCCAGTCATCGCCGTTCGGATACCAACCCGCAGGTGCACTCATCGAAACGCCTCCTTCTTCTGTGATGTGACTCATAGTCCGTGGACTCATTGTCACCTTAGCGAAAGCGTGTACGGGTGACTGATCCCGTTCCGCCGCATCGCGCCGCATTCGGTGCGCGCGTGCGTGAACTAAGGAATCGACACGGCTGGTCACAAGAAGACTTCGCTCACCGTGCCAAACTTGACCGCACCTACGTGTCCGGCATCGAGCGAGGACAGCGGAACCCGACGCTGGACCTCATCTATCGGCTCGCCCAAACGCTCGGCGTCCCGGCCGCGGATCTCTTGACAGACGGCTCGTAGCCCAGCCTCGCGAGGTCTCCGGTTAGCTCGCGCACGGCACCCTGGGCAGGCCCGCACCCACCAGCAGCACCCCAACTCGGCCCGCGGAGACCTGGGGAGGCGCAACACAGGCCCCTAGTGCCAATACGCGGCGCGCCGTAGGTTTGGCCACACGGGCACGGATGGGCAAAATAGTGTATATGGAGTCCAAAGTCAAGGTGATCTGTCAAGGCACCGCGGAGGCGCGCCACAAGGTCAGGCTGGCGCGGTATGAATGGTCGGCCAACGAGGGTGTCTGGGAGCGTATCGACAGGCACGGCTCAGACGACGACTGGTACCTACGAGCGGACAAGGACGGCATGAGGGCCTACCCGCGGCCAACGTTCGAGTGCCCGGTCTGCCAGGAGTCGCGCGTGTTTGCGCATGATTCCTTGCAGGCCAGGCTTCAGCAAGCTGCGGAACACGACGGCACACTTGTGATCTAAAGTTAGACCTCTACAACTGAATAGCGCTGGTGGATCGGCGCACTACAAGTCAGGATCCACGTTGAAGGCGTGAAGCCGTGTGGGAGCCGCACTCGAGGCGGACAGACAACCCCGGTGCCTAGACCGAGACCTTCGGTCGACCTCCTCAGCGGGAGCTCGTTGAGCGACACATCGTGTTGCTCCGGCTCCCCGAGGAGTACACACGTGGCTACCCACGAACCCCCGACCGTTCACAAGGCGGTGTCCGACATCATGGTCGGACGGCGTCTCAACGACGCAGAGCGAGAAGCCAAGGGCCGCAGCGCTCTCGTAGAGGCGAAGATCGCCGAGGCGATCGAGCGCAACCTCGCCAAGGCACCCTCCTTGTCACCGTCCCAGATCAGGCGGCTCAGCGGCCTCCTGCGATCCGGTGGCCAAAGGTGAGCGCCCGCAATCCGGTGCACAACGACCCGCAGGTGCGCACACGGGGCGAGGGCTACTACGGCGTGCGCCTCACGCGGTTCGTGTCGTGTGGTGACCCTGGCGGTTACCGCGCGCTTGAGTTCGTCTATCTGTTCCCGACACGCGAAGAGCGCGACGCCTACGCCCGGGACCTCCGACGCAAGCACAGCAGCCGTCGCAGAGATGCACCAATCATCGAGGCGTTCGCGGCGCCCGCAGTAGAGCCTTCCTGGCTGTACATGGTGATCGAGGAATACCCACCCTTCACGATCGATGTTTTTTCAAAGATCGCCCGGGATCAGCGGCGGCAGCGTGCCAGGAAGAAGCAGTTTCGACGGCTACTACAGAAGGCGGCCGAGCTTGCCGCCGAGGGTCGCTCATGAGCCGCATGCGCGCCGCGCTCGAACTGGCCGAGGCAGGCTGGGCGGTGCTCCCGCTGAAGGGCAAAACGCCGACCACAGGGCTGACGCCTCACGGCCACCTGGACGCCACGACCAACCCTCGCACGATTCGCCGCTGGTGGGCTGACCGGGACTGGAACATCGGCTCCCCCGTGCCCGACAGTCTGCTCGTGTTCGACGTGGACCCCCGCAACGGTGGCCGTCTAGCCGACCTGGAACGACTCGCCGGGGTGTCTCTGCCACCGACGCTGGAGGTCGAAAGTGGACGCCGAGACGGCGGACGGCATCTGTACTTCAAACGTCCGTTCCCACAGCCGTACCGGGGCAACATCCCGCACGGAATCGATCTGAAAACCGGCAGCGGCGGATACATGGTCATGCCGCCAAGCGCGCATCCCGACACTGGACAGCCTTACCGCTGGATCTACCGCGACATAGCGCGCCTGCCACGACAGGTCTCCGCCCTGATGATGCCGCGCACGCGCACCACACGGCGCAACCCCACGGCTGCCGATGCTGTCGCACTCGCAACCTGGGTCCGGTCCCTGCAGGCGGGTGAGCGACACGACGGGCTGCACTGGGCCGCGCGCCGTGCGCACGAGGCCGGGGTAAGCGACCGAGGGCTTGACCGACTAATCGACGCCGCCGAGGACATCGGTATGAACCCGAGGGAGGCCCGCCGCGTAGTCGAGTCGGCCCGGAAAGAGCAGCACGCATGACCGTCCGCAAGAAGCCCCGCAGTGTGCCCCGCGTTCCCGAGGTCGAGTACGACACTGAGCCTGCGACTCCCAAGCCTCGCTCAGTGTCGGACCTGCTCGAACAGGAGTTCCCGATCCTCGACTGGATCGTGCCGGACGTCATCCCCGACGGATGCCACCTGATCGTCGCGGCTCCGAAGATCGGCAAGAGCCTGCTCACGCTGATGCTCGCTATCGCCTGCGCGACAGGTGACGTGGCGTTCGGCGCAATCAAGGTGCGTCCGCGCCCGGTGCTGCTGCTCGACCTGGAATCGGGGGATCGCCGCCTCGCCGACCGGATGCGCGCCTTCGGCATCACCAGCGTGCCGGACACATTCGAGTTCCACACGGACGCAGAGTCAGCCCTTGCTGTGATGCGGGAGTTCATGGAGGAGCACAAGGGGCGGTCGCCACTGGTCATCCTGGACACCTTGTCCGAGGTCATGGGGCCGAAGCCGCGCGACCTCGCACCGATGCTCCACGAGAAGCGCACCTTGCAGCCGATCCAGAGACTCTGCGCCGAAGACCCTGGAGCATCCGTGCTGATCGTCCATCACAACCGCAAGGACAAGACCGGCGACAGCGTCGATTCGTCGTCGGGCACACATGGGCTGACGGGTGCCGTAGACGGCATCTTCGTGCTGGACCGGCCCGACCGGCAGCAGCCGGAGGCGACCCTCATCCGCAACAGCCGCGATATCGAAGACGCCCTGTTCGGCATGACCTTGAAGGGCGTCGTGTGGACGTTCGACGGGCGGAGCGCGGGCAAGGCACGCCTGGCCGCCGAGGAGCGCAAGCGCCGGGAGCAGATCGAGCGGCAAGGCCGCATCGGTCACAAGATGCTCGCCCTGCTGAAGGAGCACGGTCCGCTGACCCCGGCAGAAGCGTTCGACCTCTACGACGGCGACGCGAAGCTCCAATCCGTCCGAAACGCGCTCGTACGCCTCGTGGTCCGCGAGTTGGCGTCCAAAGACAGCACCGGGCGCTACCAGGCTAAATACCCCCCTGAGTTGGGTGAGTTTTCTGAGTTGGTTCGCAACCCAACCAACTCAGGCAACTCGGGGGGTTATGTACACCCACGCAAGCGCCGCACAACAACCCCACAGAAAGCTAGGAGCCGGTCATGACCGAGGTAATCACCATCCACGTCGAAGACAATGTGCTCTTCCGCCTGCACGTGGGGCGTCGCCCGCTCGTGTATCCCGACGCCGTCGTCCGCATCTCCTACGAGATCGGCGTTGACGTGCTGCACACCGGCACGATCTGGGATCTGGGATACCTGGACGGCGTCGAAGCGCTCGAACTGGACGACGGCACCTGCGTCGCAATCGCGGACATCGACCCCGACTCATTCGTGCTCAACCCGACCGCGGCCATGCGGGAGGAGTCGTGAGCTCACCGGCTGTACGGCTCTTCAATGATCCGCACGGGTGGAGGCACACCCCATGACGCAGGACGCAGCGTGGCACGCCTTGGACTCGGCTCTGCAGGACGTGGCCGCACCATGCGCAGGCCGTGCGCTGTTCACCGCCGACTCGATGTCACCGACCGAGCAGGCGATCTGTGCCCGGGTGTGCGCCGTGTGTCCCTTGACCGTTCACTGTGATGCCTACGCCACGGCAGCACGAGTGGACTTCGGCTTCTGGGGCGGCAGGTGCCGCGGGCGCAAACGGAAGAAATGACCACCGCGTCGGGCGGATCCCGGCACCACCCATCAACAGAAGGAACCATCATGAGCAAGACCTCATCCCTCGAATCCAGCCTCCCCAAGGCAATGGAGGACTACAAGGCGCGTGCAGCCGCCATCAAGGACGGCTACCAGGCCGAGCGCCGAGCGATCCTCCAGAACGACCGGCTCAGCGACTCCGCAAAGACCTCCGATCTGTCGCTGCTGTCCCAGGCCACCCGCAACCAGCTTGAGAGCCTCAAGGCCGACCAGGAGTCCTACGTCAAGGGGCTGCGCACTCAACTGGAGAAGGAGCTGCGCGGGAACCAGCCGAGCGACGCCAACAGCGTCCTGCTGCGTCGCGATGCCGCAGACCGGGTCCGCAAGATCACCGACGAGCAGGAGGCGATGGACGTCCTTCAGGACGCGATCGCGAACGGGGACGACAGCCTCGCCAACGCGATCGGCATCCGCGCCCGGAACGCGGGGATGCAGGACGTGGCCGAAGTGTGGAAGGGCACGTACACCGGCACCGCAGACGCAGCCGAGGCGCTGGCCTACGTCGAGGAGTACACCAGCGGCGGCGCGTACAACCTGTCCAACCAGATCACGTACGCGGCACCGGCCGACTGATCACCATGACTGGGTCAGGGAGTCTATTCCTTTCGCCCTGACCCGCTGGGGGTGCATCCCCAGCAGCAGGAGGCCCCTGGGTTGTCGTCCGGAGCGACGCCCGGGGGTCTCTTGCGTGAACATCCAACTCTCCAGATTCGAACATCTGTTTGGTAGATGGGTCCCCTTCGAGCAAACTTTTCGAATATAGCACCCACCGTCCCAGGAGCTCACATGCACCACACCCAGCCCGTAGTAGTCGATGCCGGATTCGCAGGCGGGGCGATCCTCGTCGAGCAGGACGCTGAGCACCTCGGCGACGGGCGCTCTGTCGTCACCCTCGCACTCCCGGGGCTGGCAGTCCCCCTGTTCCTGCACGAGGCCCGGGCACTCGCCGCCGCGCTGACCGCTCAGGCTAACGCCGCATCAGCGGCGCGCACCGCCCGAGAGACGACCCTAGACGCGAGCTTCCACGAGGTAGATGAGGACGACGAATGACGACCATGATCGGCTACCTGCGGGTCAGCACCGAGGAGCAGGCCAACAGCGGGCTAGGGCTCGACGCTCAGCGCGACACCATCCGCCGCTACGCCGACGCGCACGGCTGGGATGTGGTGTGGTTCGAGGATGCGGGCCTCAGCGCGAAGTCGCTCGACCGCCCCCAACTACAGGCCGCCCTCAACCGGCTCGACGTTGCACCGAAGCACCGGGACGTGGACGGCATCGTGGTCGCCAAGCTCGACCGCCTCAGCCGCTCGGTCGCGGACTTCGCAGGGGTACTGGAGCTAGCCCGTGCCCGCCGCTGGGCACTCGTCGCGATCGATCTCGGCGTAGACACGTCCAGCCCTACGGGCGAGCTCGTGGCCAACGTCATGATGTCGGTGGCTCAGTGGGAGCGCCGCGTGATCGGTGAGCGCACCTCGGCAGCCATGCAGGCGGCAAAGCGGTCGGGGCGTCACATGGGCCGGGTGTCACATCTCCCCGAGGGCACCGGAGCACGCCTGGTGGAGCTGCGAGTCACACACACCCTCGCAACCACGGCGGCGGCCCTGAACGCCGAAGGTCTTACCACGGGGACCGGCGCAGCCTGGACTGCGAACGCCGTCTGCAAGGTACACAAACGTCTTCTCCTGAGAAGCGAAGTGGTTTCCTAGCCCTGTGAGCTAGCTTGTCAGCGCCTGATTGAGCCTCTCGAACAACTTCTCGAATCTCAAGACCGTGTCCTTCTTCACGGTCGCAAAGAAGTCCTCTTGGTTGTCGGTTAGTGCGTGAGCCGGAAGAGCATGGTCAAACTTGCCGTTCAGATCGATGAGTTTCTTGACGATCGGTACAGGCGTCGACGGAAGATCAGACTCCTTGACATTGCGACCAAACGCCCAGTTGTACAGGCGGAGGTAGTCAGATGCAGCGAAGAGGTCCTCGATATCAGCGGTTGCCGGTAGCTTCGAGTCAACTTCGGAGACTGCCACGATGATGCCGGGGTCAACCCCGTTCTCTGACGCTGCCTTTCTGGTCCGAGCGAGGGTAGCGTCAGTAGTTGCTCCGTCGACCAGAGCTGAAACTCTCAGCCTCCTGCCCATGAGAGCGACAAATGCGGGCATGTTCGAGATGCCGCCAACCGGAATGATCGCGAGCTTAGGACTCAGCGGCGTCTTGCTGTTCTGCTCCATGTAAGCGCTCATCCGCATCAGAAAAATGAAGTCGCTGCTGCCTTCGACTGCGAGGTGAGGACCTGAACCCAGGAACAGGTGCTGGCTGATGGAGTACCCAAGGGCAGACTCCACCGGGAGGATCGTATCGCGGTCCGCGGACAAACTGACTTGCGTTACCGCCACGCCCCCTTCACGGTTCTCTCGAGTCGCCTTGTCATGCACCGCGCGCAGCTTCTCGTACACCGTCGGGTCGATCATGAACTGCGAGTGCGTGGTGTAGATCGTCTGCTTCGATGCACCAAGCTCCATGAAGATGTAGTCAATGAAGTCCTTCTGGGCTTCGCCGTGAAGACTAGTTCCTGGCTCGTCCAAGAGCACGATTACGGGGTTGCTCGTATGCAGGTACTCGCTGAAAGCGGCGAAGAACGAGAAGAACCACTGGAACCCGCTGGACCGCGTCGAGAAATTGGTCTCAACATCGCCGTGGCGCGCATCACGGAGTTCGATCTTCAGGAGTCGGTGGTTCTCGTGCACATTCGTGGACGGGTTCAGTACGGCTACGTTGTCGTCACCAAACACAACCGCCAGATCGGTGTTGACTCGCCAGTACTTGAAAACTTCACCACTGAGGTCCCCGGCTGCTGCCTGAAGCTCTGCCTTGCGGCTGTCATAATTCGAATCGAGGAAGTCGGAGGGCGTCACCCCCGCGTGAGCGAGCAGTGAGACGACGGTCTGGTCCTGCTCTTCGAGAGCGACGCCTGCACTGACGTTTTCCGCCAGCTTCGTTAGATCGGTCTCGCCCGGGAGGACGCTGTAATTGGAGAAGTAGAAGAACTTGGGGACCCGCGCCTCTAGCGCTGTCAGCTGGTCTTCATCCAGCTGACCGGCCTCCAGCAAGTACCGATGCCTCTCTGCAGCGCTGGCGAATCCTGAGACAGCCTTAGCCAGCGCAGCTTCGCCGGCCTCCTTGAGGCTCTTGGCTAGCTCCTTACTTTTGGCGATTGCATCATCGAGGGATTTCTCGATCTTCAGGATCGCCACTTCTTCCGAACCGACCGAGGCATCGGAGCAAGCCGCCTCGATAACCTCCGAAAGGTCTGCTTTGAAGTACACGGTGTAGCGGTTGGCGTAGTTTTTGGCAGCCTTGAGCGTTGTGCCAACCATCGGCCGCGCAGGGAGCACGTCAGCCAACGCGTCGCAGTCGGACTCGTCCAGCGCGAACTGAGCAATAACCGGCCAGGTCTCACGTTCGAGGTCAGGATTGTCCCGCCGGTCACGCGCTAACCGCCAGCGGGGGTACTCAGTCACCAGGTCGAAGCTCCGGCTATCACCGTTGGCAGGGTTCAGGCGGTGGAGTGCCTTCAAGATCGTCGTTTTGCCCGACTCGTTCTTGCCGACGAGGGCGGTGACATCTGGCTCGATCTCGATCCTCTGTGGTTCGACAAAGTTGCGGAACTTCTGCACGGTGACGGCGACGAGCTTCAC